ACTGCAGGCAACAAGCGATGTCCTGATCAAGCTTCGCGAAGACTGTCTCAGCCGAGGCCTGATCAGCGCTGATGAATATTGGGCCTCAAAGCAGCCCAAGGGCTAATCAGTTCAGCAGCCCTCTCGCCCTGGCATACGCGAGCTCAAATTCGTCGACGGTCGGCGGCGCCGGCGGGGTGTCTTCCGACGCGTGGGCCGCGTTCCACGCCTTGACGATCGCGGTCCACTGGCCGAGCGACAGCGCTCCGACATCGGCGATGCCCATCAGGACTGCGTTGCCGTGGATTGCGCCGAAGTCGAGCCGTTGGACTTCGGCGCTTCCTGTTCCCCCGGCGCGTCATCCTCGAGCGACGGCGCATGCACCCGCTCCATCGCCGCGCGCAGGATGACCTCGCCGAGCGCCACGCTCTCGGCCAGCGGACGCTCGTCGACATAGCGCTTGACCAGCAGCCGGGCTTCCACAGGCTTCATGCCGCCGCCGATCAGCCCGAGCCGGATGGTCTCGGAATAGTGCTTCAAGCGCGCGAACGGCACCTGCGCGTTCATGGCGGCGTAGAGCAGGAAGACGGACATATCGACGGACGCTTCCAGCTCCTCGATCTCGGACAGGCCGAGGCGGAAGGTATGCGACCCTCCCGCCCAGTCGAGATCGATTGCGGCGTGACGGTTCGTCATGGATTGGCCGTCCAGGTGACGGCGCCGTCGGACACGAGCGTTACCGCCGTTGTGGCCGTTTCCTTGTTGCCATCACCGTTGACCTCGAAGTCAGTCAACTTGAATGCGCCCTGCCAATAGCCGGCAGGCGTGACGTTGAAACGGACGTTCTTGGCATCGTCGCCATCGTACCAGTCCCACCATTCGCCCAGCGAGGCGGCATAGAGCATGCCGGCGCCGGAAATGGTCGCCTGCAGGCCATCCTTGGTGACGGACTTCCAGGCGGGATCATCCGGATTGTCGCAATCCGGCATCGTCGTCTCGTTTGTTTCCGACGTGAACTTCAGTCCGCGTTTGGTGTTGATCAGGCAGTCATGGTCGAAGACTTCGGGAACTGCGCCGTTGCCGATCTGGACGAGCAGCTTCGACCCCGTAACGCGAGGCACAGGTGCCATGATGTTTCTCCTATGTTGCGCCCGTCCGGGCCGGGTTATGCCGGGTCTATCAATGCCCGGAAGGAAACGACGGCGTGTTCGGTGAGGCCGTCCGGATCGCGGAAAAACCGCGTCGTCTGATGCTTGATCGACACGAGCGAGAAGCCGGTGATGGCCGCTATGGCTTCCACTGCGGTCACGACCTGGGCAGCAATCGTCTTGACCTCGACCTTCGAGCCGCTTTCCGGCCGCGACCAGCAATGCACGTCGGAAAATACCTCCCAGCCGTTCTGGCAGGTGTTGGAATCGTCGATCACCTGCTCGTCGCCGATCGTGATGCGCGGAAAGGGGTTATCCTCGGGTACCTGGTCGAAGACACTAGCGCCGGCATCTGTTGCGCCGTAGAGGGCCGAAAATAGCGCCTTCTGCATCTCGGCGCCGATCATTTGTTGAATGCCTTCCTGGCGCCGTTGCGAATCGACCGCGACAGCCGCGACTTTGCGCGCTGGCGCGACAGGCGATAGGCCGGGAAGAAGAACGGCCGAGCCGATGCGCCGGGATGGTGAACCTCCTCGACCGCCGTGCCGTTGAACCCGAGCACACCGCCAGGCCGCTTCGGCTTAATGGTGTGCGCCGCAGTGCCGAACTCGACCAGCGACGCATACCAGGCCGTTGCATTGCCGGCATGGACTGTCACGGCAAGTCCGGCCTCGCCCTTGGCGGCGCGCGCATTGCCGCCAGAAGTCTCGACGCCGCGCACATTTGCGTTTTCCGGCTGGAAAGCGCCGAAGCTGTAGCTGATGCTGTTCTTCAGCGCTCCGCTGTCGACTGGCGCGAAGCGCTTCGCCAGATCGACCATTTCTTCAGCCGAGGTCTCCAGTGCCGCGCGCACTTCGTCGCGCAGCGCCTGCGGAAGGGCGGCGATCTGCGCCAGGAACTTGTCCTTGCCCTTGATCTTCACGTCGCAACGCCCTTCTGGCACAGGAAATCGATGAACTGCCGGTCGAGCCCGGGCGTGATGTCGCGAATGGCGAAGACATCGCCTGTGCGCTTGTCCCGGATACGCCAGTCGGTCGTGACGTCGCGCGTCTGCGACGAGGCGCGCACGCGGATCACCTGCGGATGCTGGCCTTCGAGGCGCGCCGCCTGGACGCTCTCGCCGCCGCGCAGATGCACATAGGCGGCGCGGCACGCGAACTGCTCCGTAAACGCCGTCGTGGTGCCGCCGGCGCCGTCAGGCGCGGTGCCCTTCCTGTCGAAGGCGACGGAATAGAACAGCTCACCGGCGGTCGGCTTGCGCATCGCCAGCTTCCTCGAAGGGGACATCCTTGCGCGGCTTGCGGCCGGCCACGGCCTTGCCTGCGCCTATCGCCTTGTCCGCGCACTCACGGGTGACGTTCAGCACCATGCCAGCCTTGTAGGCGGTCGTGCTCCGGCCGCTGAACGCCGCCGGCGAAAACTCGAAGTCAGCCGTGAAGCGTACCCACATCACAGACCAACCTTCTTGAAGGACCAGATCAGGGCCTCGTAGCCAAGCGGCAGGAAATTCGAGACCGCGTCGACGGTGACCGCCTCGCGGTTCTGGTAGAGGTGGGCGACATGCAGAAGTATCGCCGCCTTCAGCGCCGCCGGCACGTCTTCCGGCGCGCTGCCCGCGATATAGGAGACGGACACCGCATCGGGACGGCAGTAGACCTGGGGCCATGCTGCGCCGGGTGCGATCGCGACATAAGGGCCGACGCTGTCGACAAGCATCCGATAGGTCGAGCCCGGAAGCGTCTGCTCGGCGTTCTCGATATCCCAATATTCGACGATCAGGCCTTCGCTCTGCGCGCGTCCCTTGACCAGACGCAGGCATTTGAAGCTGTCGAAGTCCTGGCGCCAGGTCTGGGTAACCAGAGCGATATCGAGCACCTTTTCAATATGCGCCGTGGCCGCATCGAGGAACGCTTCCAGAAGCACGTCGTCGTCGTCGAAATCGACACGGCAATGCAGCTTCACGTCGTCGAGCGAGACGGGCGTGTCTTCCGGATCCTCGATGCGGACGGGTGCGAGCATGATCAGTCGACCAACACGTGAACGGCGCCGGACTTGGCATTACCGCCGGCGGCGACAACGATCTTCACGCGATCATTAGCGACACCGATCTTGTCCTGCACGGCGGTGCCGCCGGCGGCAAAGAGAGCCGCGGCGCCGGCCTGCGAATGAGTAGGGGCGCGCGGGTAGCGCACGGCCGACGCATTCACACTGGCTTCCGCCCAGATGCTCTCGCCGGTCGCCTCTGACGTGACGGTGAAGCCGACGCCGTTGGCGAAATCGGTCTTCACATACTGGATGCTGTGAATCTTGCCGGACAGCCGCGGCGTGTAAGCCGTGGCGCTGCCGTCGGCAGCAGTGGTGATGGCTACCTTGTAGCGGCGCATGATGATTTTCCTCTCGGGAGTTGCGGCGCCTTGGGAGGAGGGCGCCTGGTGCCGACGGAGCTATTTCCGCCGTTTCGCGGCCTTGTTCGCGGGCGCGGCGCCCTCGGCCTTGTTCTTCGGCGCTGGCTCGGCCTTTTCAGCCTTCAGCGGCCCAATCAGTTCAAGGGTCTTTCCCTCAAGGTGGCCGAGTTCCGCCCGGGTACCCTCGCGGGTATCGCCTTCCTTGTAGATGCGGTCGCCTTCATGGCTCCGCAGGACTTTCCATTGCAGCTTCTCAGTCATTGCGACCTCCTTCGGTTGATAGAGCGGGCGGCCGGCGCCGCCCGCCTTGATCAGCCGAACTCGATCGATCAGGCCGCGAGCGCGGTATCGAAATCGCCGTAGATGAAGGATTCCGGGCGATAGACGGCAAGCGCGACGCGCTCTTCGCCAAGGATGGTGATGAGGTTCTTCGTGAAATCGTCGTTCTCGAAGCCAGCCTCGACGCGCGCATCCCACCGGTCGAAAATCTGCGCGCCGAGCTTGAACGCGCCGGTCAGGAACTTGCGGACCGACATCGATTGCGTCTGCACGACGGGCAGGCCCCACAGGGTTGGCGTGATCGAGCCCTGCGGATTGCCGATGATGTAGCGGCCGATATCGTCCTTCTGGGTCTCGATGTAGGTCCAGTCGATCGGGTTGAGGACATGGCCGGTGGCCGGGTACTCAGCCAGAGCCGCCTGAAGCATCGCAAGGCGAAGCACGTCGATCATGGTCAGGTCGGCCAATGTCATCGGAGCCGAATACGCGGTCGCCTGTGGGATGATGCCATTCAGATTCTGGCCGGTGCCGTCACCGTTCAAAATCTGGGCCTCCTCCTTATAGGCAAGGCCATAGATGAGGCGCTGGTCGATCATCGAGCGGAGCTGCGAAATGTCTTCGAGCACCTGGCGCGAGGCCTTCATCCAATGCGCGATGACCTTCGCCGATGTCGTCATCAGGTCGAGCTTGATGTCCGAAGACGGCTTGGAGGTGCCTTCCGCCACCATGCCGGCATTGTTGGTGAAGCCGGTTTCCTTGACGTATTCCAACGTGTTGCCGTCCATGCGGCCGGTCGAGATCAGGTCACGGACGGTCAGGCGGCGCTGCGGGAGCGGCAGGATACCGGGCAAGCGGGTCGGCGCGATGGCGTCGCCAACGGCGCCGGCGGTGTCGGTCGTGGCGGAAGTCAGCGTCGCCTTGATGCGCAGATCGGTCTTGCCTTTACTCGGCGAGCTGCTGAGCCAGGACTTGACGCTCTCGGCCTCGACGAACTGCTCGCCGAACGACTTGGCCTTCTGATCATCCTTGGGGCCTTCGCGGGCGATCTTCTGCTCGAGCGTGGTAAGCTGCTCGTTCAGACCGTTCATCTTGGTGAGCGCCTGGTCCGCCTTTTCCTTGGTGGACTTGGTCAGGTCCTCACCTGCCTTGGCCTTGCCAAGGGCCTCCTCGGCGATCGCCTTGACGTCGTCGAGCGCCTTCTGGAACTTTTCCTTGACCTCTTTGGCCAGGGTCTCGACGTCGATGCCTTCACGGCCTTCGTTCGGCTTTTCAAACGCGATGCGGGGGCCGATGGCGGAGCAGGCGAGCAAAGCAATGCCGCCCGCGACGATGCGGTGGTTCTTGATCATAACGATGTCCTTCGAACAGTTGGTGAGTGATCAGCCGCGCAGGAGCGCCTGCAGGAATGCGGCCGGTTCTTTCGCCTTGCTGCCCTCGGACTCGCTCCGAATGGCCTTCGCATAACCGACAGAGGCGATCTGTACGGCCATGGCTTTGGGGACGCCTGCCTCGCGCAGGATGTCCTCGAAATCTTTGACGGGCATGGGGTCGCCGTCACGCAGCCGGCGGGCGAATTCGTCCATGCGCTCGGACTTGACCGCCTCGATCCGCGCGCGGCGATTGGCGGGGAAGGTTACCGGGCTGATCTCATAGAGGTTCAGCTTCTTCAGCAGGCGCACGGCCTGTTCCTGGTCGGCTTCCTCTTCCTTGTAGCCAATCGACAGGCCGCCGATGGCTTTGTTCTTGGCAAGCGTGTGGACTTCGCGGGCACGCTGGATGTCAAGCAGGAAACGGCCCTTGCCCCACAGGCCTTTTGCGTCTTCCGCCAAGTCTTCCCAGACGCCGATCGGCTGAAAGATGTCGTGGTTCCACAGCATCAGGACATTGCTGCCCTCGCGCTTGTGACGGGCTAGGCTTTCGACGAAGGCGCCGGGCATCACCTTCTCGCCGTAGGAATCGACGTTGCCGAAGATCGAGCCGTACCCCTCGAACGTGCCGTCATCCGACAGGTCCTTGACCTGCAGGGCGAAATCCTTCGTCTTCATTTCGGACCTCCGATCAAGTTCTGTTGGTCGGCCGGGTTGGCCGTGATGGGGATGTTCTGCATCTGCATGCGCGGCACGTCCCCGCCCTCGACCTTCGGCATGTTCTCGCGCATACGGACTTCGTTGATGGTCATGGCACCGATTAAGGTCATGTCCCGGTAGAAGGCTGATCGGCCGGCGCTGTCAGCGCGCAGCAGACCCTCAAGGTTGAATTCGATCGAGATGCCGTCGGCCCTGTCCTGCGGCGTCAGCAACTGCTTTTCGAGCGCCTGTTCGATGCGCTTCAAACGGCGGCGCAGCGTGAACTTCTGCAGGATCAAGCCCTGCTGCTCGACGCCGGTAGGCCAGCTCGTCGTTTTCGAGGTGTGGCCGATCATGACCGGCGGCACGCCGAAGAAGCGGCAGATTTCCTCGACCGAGAAGGCGCGCGATTCGAGCATCTGCGCGTCTTCCGGCTTCAACTGGAACTGTACCCACTCGGTGCCGCCCTCAAGAATGATTGGCTTGCCGGCGTTGTCGGCGCCGATCTTGTCGGCGATCTCTGACCGGGCGATATCGCGTTGGTCCTTATTCAGCCAATTCGCGAACTTGAGACCGCCTGACGGCCGCAAGCCGTTGGCGAATGTCTTTCCGGCCGCCTTGTCGGTCGCACGGGCAAGCGAGAAGGCATGACGGCCGAAATGCAGCGTCGACATACCGCCGAGCGGGTCGCCGCCAGGGCCGCGAATATGCAGCATCGTCTGGTCGGTCTCGACATAGGCGCGGCCCTCGTAGGACCAGCGATATTCGAGCGTGCCGTTGATGAGGCGCCGGACGGAAACCAGGTCGGGCCGAACCGGGACCAGCGCGGCGAGAGCCGTCG